CCGGTTTGTGAGAAATATTCATTTAATGTGGATGACAACTTGTATATGAATAAATATCAATGTTGTCGCAAGTGCTACGTTCAATGGGTAGAAGATAGAGAAGAAAGATGGCTCACTGGCTGGAGGCCCAATAAGGAAAATAAATAATGGCAACAACACTAGAAATTATTCAAGGAATCGCGCAGGCAGCTGCCAACGCTTATGACGGCTCACACGAAGCCTCTCTCAACGCAGACGGCGAGGCCCGACAAGTAGGACTCAAGCGAGAAGAGGGGCACCTCATCAATGATCGCCGAGTCGCCGACGGATTTAAGGTCCAGTTTAATGGACCATTTTTACGAATCACTTATAGCTCGGAGACTCGACTGCAAGAAGTAACGAAGGGCGGCTTTGAGGATGAGATGGTTTCTATGTTGTCCCAGATAGCCTCTTTCCTTAAGAAAGAATACAAGAAGATTACCGGCGATTCTCTAACACTGACCAAAGACGGAGAACCGGAAGTTCTTGTTCAGAAGCTCTCTAACTATCGGACAGACGTGCGCGCAATGTGTAACTATAGAATTGGGGGTATTGGAGATGTCACGGAGGTTGAAAGAGGATCATCAGATGATCGCCTCGACAAAGCCGTACGAGACTGGCTAGCCCTCGGCCCGGGCAACAAGCGCCCCAAGAACGACACCCGCAAAGGTAAATAAACAGGTGTCATGGGGTATCAGCCTACCAAGCAGGAGATTCTGAAAGAGGTAGTAAAATCCGGTAAAGACCCGGTCCATTTTATTACGAGCTACTGTAAGATATCCCACCCTCTAAAAGGCCAGATTCCCTTTAAGACCTATGATTTTCAGGACGATCTCCTCAAAGACTTCAACGATTATCGTTTTAATGTAGTTTTAAAAGCAAGGCAGCTCGGAATCTCTACCATCACCGCCGCATATATTGTGTGGCTGATGCTATTTCATCGCGATAAAAACATTTTAGTTGTAGCTACCAAGCTTCAAACCGCTACCAACCTGGTTCGTAAAGTTAAAAAGATTATGAAGCAGCTTCCTCCGTGGATGAGAATCTCGGAGATTCATATCGACAACCGGACCTCGTTCGAGCTTACCAACGGATCACAGATTAAGGCCTCCTCGACCTCGGCAGACGCTGGTCGTTCCGAAGCGTTGTCTCTCTTAGTCATTGATGAGGCCGCCCATGTGGAGTCCCTCGCCGAGTTGTGGACCGCATTGTATCCCACCTTGTCAACTGGTGGACGTTGTATTGCTCTATCGACACCCAATGGTGTTGGCAACTGGTTCCATAAGACCTGTGTTGAGGCGGAAGCCGGAACCAATGCATTTAATATGACCACTCTATTATGGGACGTTCATCCCGATCGCGACCAGTTGTGGTATGAAAAAGAGACCCAGAACATGTCGACGCGCCAGGTTGCACAAGAGCTTGAATGCAGTTTTAATGTTTCAGGCGAGACGGTGATTCATCCCGATGACATTATCTATTATCTTGAAAATACGGTAGAGCCAAAGTATCGCAGCGGTTTTGATCGCAACTATTGGGTTTGGAAAGAGTATGAAGAGGCAGGCTCCTATCTGCTCGCGGCCGATATCGCCCGGGGCGATGGACAGGATAATTCAGCCTTTCATATTTTTAAGTTAGACAGCCTAGAAATAGTAGCAGAGTATATTGGAAAACCAAACCCTGATGATTATGCCGATATGCTTTATGCTGCAGGAAAAGAATACGGTACATGCATGATTGTTGCCGAAAATAACAATATAGGGTTTGCTGTCCTTAATAAACTTAAAGACAAAGGGTATAATAATATATATCATTCTACAAAGTCCACGCATGATTATGTCGATCCAATCCAAGCTCAGTGGATGGCGAATGTGGTACCCGGCTTTACTACCTCGGGAAAAACAAGGCCTTTAGTGATTGCCAAGATGGAAGAGTTTATGAGAAACAAACTAATTAAGATTAACTCTAATCGGTTGTTATCGGAGATCAAAACATTTATTTGGCACAATGGGCGCCCCCAGGCAATGAGATCATACAATGACGATCTGGTGATGTCATTCGCGATTGGCTGTTGGGTAAGGGATACAGTATTGGTGGAGAACCAAAGACTAATAGAATATAATAGAAATGCTCTGTCGTCTATCTCCTCTTCTTCAAAGAAGATGAGTATTACAGTGCCAGGGATGCTAGGCCACAAACGCAATACCGAAGAGAAACGAATAGAAGAAGCTCAGAAGTTTAATGAGCACTACTTAGGAATTATTAAAGGATAAATAAATGGCAGATCCCAACGACCGAAACAACCCACGCAACCCTTCGTCTCCCCTATTTAAGAGGCTCACCCGGCTTTTTGCCGGCCCCCTTATTAACTATCGTGCCCAGTTTACACGCGAAGAACGTCGATCGGCGCTGGATAAATATCAGTATCGCTTTAAAAGTCTGAGCGGACAACAGTTCAAACGCTCTGCTGACAATCTCTCCCGCAACTATAATATGCTTACGTCCGCAGCGATGCGGAACCAGAATCGTAACGAGCGTTATATTGATTTTGATCAGATGGAGTTTATGCCAGAGATCGCTTCGGCTTTAGACATTTATGCAGACGAGATGACCACATCCAATGAGTACAATAAACTCATTAAGATAGACTGTCGGAATGATGAGATCAAAACGATTCTTGAAGCACTCTTTTATGACGCACTTAACGTTGAGTTTAACTGCTTTGCGTGGGCTAGAACAATGTGCAAGTATGGAGACTTCTTTCTTTATTTAGACATCGATGAGGTGTTGGGAGTTAAAGGTGTAATTGGTCTCCCCTCGAACGAGATAGAAAGATTGGAAGGACAAGACCCCACGAACCCCAACTATGTGCAATATCAATGGAACTCGGCCAACATGACCTTTGAGAACTGGCAGTGCGCACACTTTAGAATCTTAGGCAACGATAAGAACGCTCCCTACGGAACTTCAGTCCTTGATCCGGCACGCCGCATTTGGCGTCAGCTTGTCTTGATTGAAGACGCAATGTTGGCGTATCGAGTGGTACGGGCCCCCGAGCGTCGTATGTTCAAGATCGACGTGGGTAATATCCCTCCGCAGGATGTAGAACAATATATGGAGAAGGTGAAGACTTCTTTAAAGAGAAACTCGCTTGTGGACGCGACCAGCGGCCGCGTTGACTTACGCTATAATCCCCTTTCAGTTGAAGAGGATTATTTTATTCCCATCCGAGGCGGTGTTGGTTCGGACATAACCACCCTTGCAGGAGCCTCTCAGCTTAATGATATTGATGATGTTAAATATATTCGCGACAAGCTCTTTTCTGCTATTAAAATTCCCCAGGCATATTTAACGATGACTGAGGGCTCCAGCGAAGGGGACACTACGCTGGCCCAAAAGGATATTCGTTTTTCACGTACGATTCAGCGCCTTCAGAGGGCACTTCTTTCAGAGTTAGAGAAGATCGCTGTGGTGCACTTATACACGTTGGGGTATCGAGGACAAGACTTAATTTCATTTAAGATAGCTCTAAACAATCCATCGAAGCTGGCTGAGCTACAAGAGATAGAGCACATCCGCACCAAGTTTGATCTTGCGAACAACGTGGTGGAAGGTATGTTCAGCAAGAACTGGATTGCAAAGAATATTTTACGCATGACCGATGAAGAGTTCTTGCGCAACCAACGTGAAGCTTTCTATGATAGGAAGTATCAAGCCGCGCTTGATGCCGTCACCGAAGGAGCCGCGGCAGAGGCTGCAGCCGGCGGCCTAGGAGGTGATCTAGGTGCCGGCCTAGGAGGTGATCTAGGTGGCGAAGAGTTTGGAGGCGAGCTCGGTGGCGAAGAGTTTGGAGGCGAGCTCGGTGGTGAAGCCGGAGCGGAGGCCCCCGAGGAGGGCGCAGAAGAGTCATCTCTCCTCGCGTCGCCAGCGCGCCGCGAAGATAATCCCACACCCGCCAGCTTAGAACCACAAGCAAAAGGGAAAAGACATTATTCCAAAAAGGATGATACGCGAAAAACCAACAAGGCCGGCCCCACGACTCGCAAGTTAAAGACCAGGCCGCGTACATCTCGACGCGATGTCTTTCCCGGAAGCAAGCTTTTAAACATCAACACACTTTATGAGGAATATGAATCTACTTATACTGATGCTGAAGAAATAAAACTATTAGAGAACACCAAAGATATTCGTAGGCTGATTACAGAACTCGAATTAAAAGAAGCGGAGACCAAGATCAGTGAGAGTAAAACATAACAAAAAAAGAAACACCGCATTTTTATACGAGGTGCTGGTTAAAGAGCTAACCAAATCTATTGTTGAGAAGAGGGCCGATCAAAAGAGATTTGTCTCTAGTCTTATCAAAGAGACTTTTGGGAATGATAGCCTTTTGCGTAAGGAACTAGAGCACTACGCCACTTTGTTAGAGACGACGGACTTAGAACTGCACGTCGCCGCGAAGCTTTTGCACGAGACCAAAAGCGCGCAATCGCTACTAGATGGAAAGAGAATATTTGATGCCCAGACCAAGGTTATTGATAAAATTAATAAGACTCTTTCGCAAGATGTGTGGGATACATTTGTTCCCAACTTTAAATCATTAGCAACCGTAGCGTCAATATTTAATTCTAGCACACCGATCAAACAAAGAGTACTTCAAGAAGAACTTCTCATTAAGATGATGCATTCTCCCCAAAAGATCGAGGAGAACAAGCTTCAGTCTATCGATAATATCGTTTATAGATCGTTTGTTAAAAAGTTCAACGAGCAATATACGAAACTGCTCGTGGAACAAAAGGATTTGCTCGGAAAGTATATTGCATCCTTTGCTGACAATGGCCTCGAACTAAAACTATATTTAAATGAAGAAATCGGGCGCTTAAAAAAAGAAGTCAAGGCTTCCCTAAAAATGGAAGAAATATATACCGACGATACTATGATTGAAAAGACCAAAGAAGTAATTGAAACCCTGAACGACTTTAAGACCGCGGCACCTACTAAAGAAGTTATCTGCAAAGTATTAAAGATCCAAGAACTCGTACGAGAAATAAAATCTAATGATTAATATTAAGATTGGAGGTCCCCAGGCCCGCGCCGAACTACAAGCGCGCCGTACATTAGAAGGTAATCTTCTGATCATGGACCATGATCTAATTGATATTGTGCTTCTTCCAGAAAGCAGCAAACTTATGGCTTTCCCCAAAAGCCAATCCATTGAGGATTGCTATAATACCCAAACACGCCTTTTCGATTTTCTTAGTGACAAGGGAGTTATTGAGCGCGCTAGCGTCCAGGGAGGCAACATCTTTAGCTCCCTAGAAGGTATCATCCCGGAAAGCAAGCAGGCCAATGGAATGCAGGCGGCTGTTTTTGTTATAGCCGAATTTATTGCTGACGAAGCGGATGCCATGAAGACTGCCGAAACCTATGAAAAGAATCTGGAGCAGTACTTTACCGCTCCCTCCGATCGAGACTCGACAGAGCTTGGAGAAGTACCTCAGCAGTCCGAGAAGGGCGCGATGATGCCTGGATATTATTACATTCCACTTCGCTATAGAATGTAATGGGCACCCACATTATAATGTGGCCTGTACTTGAAAGCCTCGTAGTTTTTATTTTATGCGCCTATGGTCTCACTCAACTTTTATGCTTTTCAAAGATTTTAGATCGTATTAG